CGTAGGGGCAACCCGAGCTTTTGGCATCATGCCTTCCCTTTTGGGATGCCGCTTAGTACTAGACCACATGGGGTTGACTGCTGTGCTTTGATCGTATGTTTGTGTAGCTGTAGAGGGGGATGGCGACCCAACTCGGCGATAGAACTTAATCATTGTGTGGTAGTTAATTTCGGTGTGGAAATAGGCTAGGTGAAGACTGCAGACACCCGCTGTTCTGGGGGTGACAGGCCACAGGATGCCAGTAAAATCCGTTGACAACCATGAAATGAGTACAACCATCCTTCTTCACGTTTTCAACTTGTTGAGGTGGATGTTGTTTCATCCTTTTTCTAGTTGTGTGTTGTTGTTTGTTGCGTTGTTGGCTATATGGGCTATTTATCTGTGGTGCTCGCCACGGAGAGAACCCACCCGTGCTGAGGTTTGGATTAACCTCGCTGTTGAGTGTGAACTCATGGATGATGGGTATGTGCCTGTTGATGGTGTTGTGGTCGAAGGGCCACAAATGGTATGGGATGACGAAGATCGAGCGGTTAACCTACCACCAATAATGCTTGCAGACGGCTGCAATGTTGCGTTGCCTCTTCTTGGTGAGGATCAACGACAAATGAAAACCAAGCGTGTGTTCCGAAATCGAGGAACCTTTATTGCAAGTGCAATTTCGTATGTCCGGGAGAAGATGTGTGGTCTCCCAAGTCCGTCCGCCGAAAACAGACGCGTTGCCATGCGGCATATTGTTACCTTTTGTGGTGAGCACACTGGCTTACGAGCTGTTGACCGTAAAGCGGTCATTGAGGCTGTTATCAAGCTTGTGTTTATACCCACTGAATCTGATCTAGAGTTTGCAGAGATTTTTGCCGACCCGATCATGCGACAGCGCATTCATAATGCGCAGTTGCCCAATAAACAATAGGGATGCCCGAGGCAATGCCACAGTTTTGAATGGCCTGCTTTAGACGTAAAACTTCCTGAAGCAGTTTCATCGAACCTGGTTGTGGTAAACACCGGTGGGACAGCACCTGACATAAAATACCGGGTCATAGACAGACTCGCATTTCCGGCAGTTGTGCTGGTAGCAAAACGATGTCTAATTAATATGCAACGCGCCGTGATAACGCGCTGCTTTTGTACGTGGCAAGGACACCAGTTAATTACATGTGTCAAACCTATTACAAACAATACCCGACTACTGTCATCATTTAAGACAGCCCTACGTCGATGCACCCGTATCAACCCCCCTTGCGCTCTGGAGATAATTCCGGGTATGTACTTTGGGTCGAAGAGAAAAGTGTATCAGCGTGCGGTAGATTCTTTGGCGGTAGATCCATTACGGGCTGAGGACGCGCACATACAAATGCACATGAAGGTTGAGAAAATTGTTGTGAGTCTCGGTTATACGGACAATGCAATTCAACTGTTGGAATCCAAAGACCCTCGTGCGATACAAGCGCGTACTCCGCGCTTTAATGCACAATTGGGCAGATTCCTTAAACCAAACGAACATAAAATATTCATTGGGATTAATAAGTTATTCCATGAGTTACCAAATTCGTCCCTAACTAAGACGGTTATGAAGGGACTGAATGCATCAGACCAAGGCATACAAATTGCTGATAAGTGGAACTCTTTTAAGAACCCTGTCGCGATTCGGTTGGACGCAAAGAGATTTGATCAACATATCTCTGTCCTGTTGCTTAAGTTTGAACATAGTGTTTACTTGTCACTGTTTAAACGCCACTGTACAACTGATGAAATCAACCTCCTACGCAAATTGTTGCGGTGGCAGTTGACAAACCGATGTTACGGGCGTGCTAAAGATGGTTACGTTAAATATACACTACATGGTAATCGCATGTCTGGCGATATGAATACTGGTTTGGGTAATGTGATAATTATGTGTGGCCTCATGTTTTTATTTATCCAGAATGTGTCAACTATGTTGGTGGCAGCGTCGCTCGCAACACCAGCAAATATACACATTGAACTCGTCAACAATGGTGACGATTGTTCCCTAATAGTTGAGAGGGAGTATCTCGATACAGTGGAAACGGCACTCTCACCGTTTTTCCTTACATATGGAATCGAGATGGAACTTGAGGGTCGAGCAATCGTCCTCGAGAAACTAAAATTCTGCCAGTGCCACCCTGTGTGGACACCGGATGGGTATCGCATGGTACGCGATGTTAGAACAGCAATGGTAAAAGACAGCATAACAATACTGCCTATTCGCAACCAGGCTGACTTTGACGCGTACCGTGGTGCAACGATGGGGTGTGGGCTAGCGCTCACCTCAGGGATCCCAATCGCACAAGCATGGTATTTAGCAATTGGACGTGGTACGGGGTCCACTCGCTCGGTTTCTTATAACTGTGGCGCAGATTACCTAGCACATGGAATGGATGACAAAATAAGTGTCATCCATGAACAGACACGTTCATCCTTTGACCTTGCATTCGATTGCCCGCCGGACCTCCAACTAGCCATAGAAGAGCGCCTCACCAATTATGTCTTTCATTACTATGAAGTCAAAACTGGTGAGAACGATGGCCAAGTTGGTGATAGTCAGGTGTGGTAGCAGGACCGTGCAGGTTAAGCACACTCTCACCAGAGTATAACAGGTGTATGTCCAGGTGGGGACTAAAACCACCAGGGGGTTGCTGTTATAAACCAACCAAAACGGTGCCGCAAGGCTTAATAGTTCCGTGCTAAGTGGCGTATGCCTAAATGCCGACAGACTGCACGGTTGGACCACACGGTCACAGTGATGTACAGTCGCTTCACGCCAAGAAGGGCTCCCCGTTAAATGGCGAAGAAAAACAAAACTCCAAAAACTCCTACACCCCCAGCTGCAAAGCAAGGTGGCAGGAAAAACAAACCAAAACGAAACAAACCTCGTAAGCGAAACAACATGCTTGAACCGCTCCCACTCAATAGAAATGCAGGCCAAGCAGGCGCTTCTGTTCAAACCTATTTCCGTGTCAAATCATCTAATGATCCACGGAGACTCATAATTTGCGGTCGTGACTTAGCTAAGGTGGCGTTAAGCCCCTCCTCAGCTACTCCCACGATGGCTGTCGTTACCACACAAGCGTTGTCTGTTGCAACTCTACCCCTTATTACCCGTTGGGCAACGTGGGGTACATTGTATCAGCGATGGCGAATAGTGCGGCTGCGTGCCACTTTTGTATCTAACCTCGGTGTCACCACCGTGGGCAACAATTATATGGCATTTGCAGAGTCAACTAATACACCCGCACCCACTACTGCTGAGACCATTATGCGCCTTAATGGCGTTATGGGTAGCGCTTATGCCAACATCTCTTGTGATTTTGACCCTGGCGCGCAGGTTAGGTTTTATGACACTATTACAGTTGCCACTGACCTGTCTGCCTCACAACCGGGTACGTTTTACTTTATGACTGATGGCTATTCCGCAGCACTTGTGCCCGGTCATGTCGTCATTGATTATGAACTTGAACTTGCCGATCCCGAATAGGGACTGCCTGCTTTTATGGGACCACAAGCAGTTGCAATTGCCGGGACATCGTCATATGAAATGTTCGGTGGTGCTTCACAGTTCATCGCCGCATATCCATGGTCTACTAATTTCGGTGCAAATATACAATTTACAATACCACCTGGTGCCTATTGGGTATCATACCTAGCGGTTATTAGTTTGCCTTCAGCGACTAATACATTCACGGACTTTCTTTCCGGGTTCTTCTATGACCCGCTTATTGTCGATGCCACAGGCCTGCATACAATCACCCCTTTCACAAATGCCTCTTATGGCATTCCAGCATGTGTTGGTGGTCAGGTTGGTGGTGGTTACTTCACCACACTTGCCTTTGTGCAGTGGATAACTGTTGGCCCAGGTCCTGGGAGTGCCATACTTGACTTTGATTTTTCATTGGCCAATGGCATTATTTGTGAATTTGCTACTGATTTTACATGGGGATTTAGTATTATACAATCCCTGCCTTTTGCCCCATAAAAGCGCAATCATCCAGCTTTTGGATTAAACTTAAGCAGTCATTTGTGGATTGACTTAAAACAACCTAAAATTTAAAAGACACGTGCGCAAGATAGTACAGTGCTTCCATCAGTTATGGTGTTGTAAATACTTTTACACCGTACAGTGTGTTGGATAGGCTGAGACCCTACGCAAGGTCGTTAACAAAAAGAGTTAGTCGTCGCAGATACTTTGACAAAGTATAAAGTTGTGAATGCTGAGACGGGAGTCGCAATCCCGGGGCCTGCCAGCAATGGCAAACCAGCATTAAATCACATTTTCCC